GAAGTATGGTGATAAGGTAGACCTGGCTCACACCGGGGAAATAGCAGTTAAGCAGATAACCGGAATGGAGGTAAAATGAAATCAGAATTCTATTATCGGCCAATACAATTTAGTGACCTACTTGAGGTGGTGAATTCTATTGGCGCACTAAAGAAAACAACTCCTCTACTTAGACGTGTAATTTCTATTAGCGACTGTCTGAAATTTGGCGCTGCAAGTAGCGACCTAATTTCTATTAGCAGGCCAATAGAATTAACTCAAAGATATATCGATCTAAATTCTATTAGCGAACAACAGAAATTTACCAGTCTACTTACAGACGTTGGTTGTATTAGCGAGACAGAGAAATCAAGGGAAGAAAGTAGGTACGTTAATTTCATTAGTGGGCAATGGAAAATAAGACTTCAATTTGATCCAAGTGTTTCGTTTGCTTCCTTAATAGGAGGTGTAGTTTGAAACTACTCTTCGACACACACGGTAATGACAAACAAAAGGAAGTAGCTCGACACTGGATCGATCCGGAGGTATTCGATATAACATACGGAGGTTCGAAAGGATCAGGCAAAAGCTACTTAGGATGTTCTTTGATATTCGGTGATGCATTAACGTATCCAGGTACGCACTACTTCATTGCCCGTAAGAAGCTGAACGACTTACGGAAGTTTACTATACCATCTATATATGAAGTATTTCAACACTGGGGACTGACTGAACAATATTATCGGTTCAACGCACAAGACAACGTCTTCACGCTGTATAACGGATCAAAGGTATTTCTGCTTGAAGCTAAGAAACAACCGGGTGACCCTCTATACATGCGATTCGGATCCATGCAGATGACACGCGGCTGGATTGAAGAGGCCGGAGAGTTTGAAATAGCCGCGAAGAATGCTCTGGCAGCAACCATAGGACGATGGAAGAATGATATATACAATCTTCCTGGAAAGCTTCTTCAAACTTGTAACCCAGCAAAGAACTACCTATACCGAGAGTACTATAAGAAAGCGAAGGAGAAGGTACTCGAATCATGGAAGCGTTTTGTTCAAGCTCTTCCTATTGATAACAAGAAGTTACCAGAGGGATACATTGATAACCTCAGAAGGACATTAACGAAGAGTGAACGCCTTCGCCTACTTGAAGGGAACTGGGAATATGATGATGATCCGCTGACACTGATTCAGTACGATGAGATCTGCGACATCTTCACCAATGAGTTCGTACGAAGTGGAGTAAGGTATATAACTGCAGATATAGCACGTCTCGGAGAGGATACAACAACTATACGGGTATGGGACGGATGGCGAGTTCTTGAGCGCGTGCAGCGTTCGAAGATCAGGATAACCGAGTCGGCTGACTTGATCAAGAACCTTGCGAACAAGCATAGTATACCAATGAGTCGCGTTATCGCTGACGAAGGCGGTGTCGGTGGAGGTGTAGTCGACTTACTCAGGTGTGTAGGTTTCATCGCTAACGCTTCGCCATTGGAAACCGGTGAGTACGATAAAGATGGTAAACCGGTTAAACCAAACTTCGACATGCTTAAAAGCCAATGCGGGTTCAAGCTTGCGGAGATGGTGAACGCATCAGCGGTATACGAGCGCTGCGATGACGATTCAGTGAAGGAGCGCATCATTGAAGAATTTGAACAACTGAAGCAGAAGTCCATTGACAAGGATGAGAAGAAAGGACTGATGCCGAAGGACGAAATAAAAGAGATGATCGGACGAAGCCCGGATGAATTAGATACCTATATCATGCGTGCTTACTTCGACATAAAGCCGGCAGCTCAGGCACCAACAATGACATTTCATAGATAGCATGGAAATAACGATCAAACTAAAGGACAAAGTATATAAGCGAAATATACCTACCAGGTGGGAAGAGGTAACGTTCCGGCAATTCCTGTTGCTGGAAGATTGCGGTGAAGACTTCATCAAGCTGTTCAGCATGTTCACCGGTGTAGATGAAGATACCATCCGTAAAGCAACTATCGCGAAGCTTGATTCGATTATTGAAATGCTCGGGTTCCTTCGTACGAAGATGCCGGCAAATATACCGAAGACAATTCTCGGATATAGCGTGCCTAAAGATTTAGGCTTTGAGACAATCGGACAGTTCTCAGACCTCAACAACGACCTGAAGGAATCGAAAGAATTGACCAATCGTCAACGACTTGAAAGATATACCCTGTACTGTGCCATGTATGCATGCAAGGAGAAGTACGGTGAGTATGACTGGAAGAAGGCAGAAGAAATGAAGGACGAGTTCCTTGAAGCGCCAGCCGTGGAGGTGCTGGCAATCGGAAATTTTACATTACTGAAATTGATCGCATTGAGGAGCAACACAAAAAGCAGCTACCGGAAACGTCATATACGCAAGAAGAGACTGAAGCTGGCTTTCCTCGCCTGGCAAATGCATTTGGGTTTTTTGGTACGATCATGCATCTCGAAGCTGAAACCAAATACAGAGAGGACGAGCTTCTGACATGGTCAGTATACCGCATCTTCCATCGCATTAGATACTTAGCATGGAAGGCTAAAATCACGAAGAAGTATCAAGATATAATGGCAAGTAAGTTCAAAACAAAATGACACGCGCGGAAGTAAGAGCATTCATAAAGTCAGGGTTTGATAACCTTCAGCAGTCTATGCCTTTCAACTCAGGGCGTATATCTGACTTCAACAAGCAGCGTAGTAATGAGTATCCATACGGATGGCTCGAAAGTATTTCTGTTACTCCTGACTTACCATTGAACGGTGCGCCTATGGATGCTTGGCAGATCGTAATACATGTCGCAAACCTTGACAAGCCTGACTCTCTTCCGGAGCAGTACGAACAGATCATTGATGAGTGTGACGAGATAGCAAAGCAACTTGTAGTAAAGTACAATATGCTTTTGGCTGATTCGAAGACAGTTGTTATCGAAGGTATATCTCGCGATCCGTTCATCAAACAACACGCTGACTGTCTCACAGGAGTTATACTGAGCTTTGAATTGAACACATGGGATAAATCAAACTATTGCTGATGGCTCTTAAAGATACTTTGAATACGTATGGCCGTGCAGGTGTAATCGCTCTGAAGGAGAGTATAGCGTCATTACGCGCGACTGGTAAAACAGAACGGTCAATACGTTTCGAAGTAACATCAAGCAATGGTATAACACGTCTCACTTTTTACGGTCGTCCATTCTTCAAGTCATTAGAGACTGGACGCGGCCCGCGGGAGAGCACACAGCAAGCACACTTTGAAGATGAGATGTATCAGTACATGCTTGCCCGAGGCATAGGTTCAAACCTTCCAGAGAAGAAGCGCAAGCAGCTCGCCCGCTTCCTTGTGTGGAGGGCTAACAAAGAAGGCGATAAGACATACCAGAAGGGGGGAAGAATAAATTACTCCCCTGTTCTTGATAAGCTTACCAATGAAGTAAAACGCGCTGTAGCCGAAGACTATATCCATTCAACGATTAAAATGATTCGAAATGTCACTAACAGTAACAAGAAGGCCACAGCAGGCAGTAACGCTTAATAAGTGGTCGTGTGTCCACTTACCTATAGTATACGAACTGACATCAAACAAGTATCCGAATAACACATCAGATCCTTCAAGCGGAGTTGCAGCATACAATAGTAACAACGGATACCTTCGCGTTGATCTTGGAGGCATCGGCACAATTAATGAGCTAGACTTCATAAAAATATCAGCACCCAACAGACCGGAGTTTGACGGAGTTCATCAGGTGCTTCAAGTTGAATCAGGGAATGTATACACGCTTGATATAGCTTACACATCCGGAACGATTGACTGGACCGGCTCTTCCTTCACAAAGTACTATCCAAACTATCACGCGGTTGTTCGAGTGTATGCTGGATTGATTCCTTCACACCCTCTTCAGGACGACAAACCGATAGAGCTTGCTGCTGAACTTAAAATTACCCCGGATGCTAACGGTGTTTGCTTGTTCTCAATACATGAGATACTTCGCGCTTACGTAGAGACAAGGAACACCCGTGTCGATATTCCTCCCATTGGGGATGTCGATCCATTCAATGATATAGATTTCTTCACATACTTTTATATCGAGTATGCCGAGAGCTATGATGAATCGAACGCATACACTATCGGCACTTTCCAATCTTCTTTTACTCAGGACAGTTTCACAGGTATTGCGGTGAATGCATCACTTGCTTTCCGGAATTCAAACGGTACCTTCTTAACCGACTATATGAACAATAAATTCCTAACTCTCTTCGCTATCCCGGTTTTGTTCGCATGCAGCCAGGAGACGCCAAACTGTTTTCAGGATATTTCCTTCATCACCCAGGACTTCGATAATAAGAAGCTTAAGCAGGAGTATTATTCGAATGGTGTTAAAGTAACGGAGACGCTCACTGATATACCGGATGAAGGTGAGGGGTTATACAGGGCTCCGCTTACCGAAGCCGACTGCGACTACGATAGGGTTGACGTAAGTGTATTGGGCGATGTGATCGATGTTCAGGACTTCAGCAACTTTGGTACGGGTACATCATGGGCAGCAAACGGAAGCGATAATCCAGAAGTAGCTTTAAGTGCATCAACGATAGGAGTACCTTCAAGCTCTAAATATCTAGGTACACCTGTAACAGTCAGAGCAGGACAATCAATTAGTGTAAATTACAAACTTGTTTTATCGAATGCATCTCCTACTGGATGGCAATTCCCATTCAGTTTAGTTCTTCTGGATGCCGATGGTAACGTCATTAGCGGAACATTTCTAAGTGTTTCAGGTATAACTGCAGAGGGAACATATACAGGACTATATACAGCTACTCCAAGTCAAGATGCATCTTATATTGGTATAATAGCATCATTGATAATGACGGCACCTGTAGGTGGGGTAAACGCTACATATACTGTTGAGAACTCAGATTCACCCTCGCTCGTTCCTCTAACTGAAACGAAAACATTTGACGTTGAATGTGGATGTTCTAATCAAGAGATGCGCCTAGTTTGGGTTAACAACCTTGGAGGTCTTGATTACTGGAACTTCAAAGCACAGAAGGAATTCGGTGTTGACATCATGCGTACGGAAGAGGTATCAGTAAACAAGCTGCTCATTGACTGGGCCAACGATGATACTATCAGGAAAGAGGTAGCTAGAGAATCCCGTGAATACGTGGTCGTAAGATCTCAACATCTTACACTCAGCCAGCTTCAAGCATTGAAGTATATTCGATCATCTATACTTGTTCAACAGATATTCTCTGCTGGATCAAGACGTACTGTCTTGATAGACAACAGTTCCTTCAAAGCTTACGATGAAGGAGACAAGCTTTACACCATTGAGTTCCGTATTTCATTTACAGACGACATACCAGTACAAAGAGGATGATATACATTCGCATAGACGGGGAGTATCTTGAATTCGCTGATTCGATAACGGTTGAGCGGAGAGTTAAGCTATTTGAAGACATCTCAAAGTCCGCAGGTGACTTCTCTTACTCGTTCGATATGGCAAGAAGCCAGAAGAACATGCGACTTCTTCGTATACCTGTTCCAGACAACTCAAGGAAGCAGGTATATTCCGCTGTTCCATGCGAATTAGTCAATGCAGCAGGCGAAGCGTTATTCACCGGCTCTATTCGTGTTGATTGGCTCGACTATCAGATAACCTGTTCTTTCTTCTCCGGAAATAACAACTGGTATGGAATGCTCACAGGTAACATGACAGATCTTGATTTGTCTGACTACGACACCGAGCAAACTGAGTTCAACATAACAAACTCGTGGTTCAATACCGAGGGTATAGTATATCCCCTTATTGATACTGGTAAGTTGTTAGATCGATCATCCGCTAATATGAAGGTAGAGGACTATGTTGGATGCTTCTACCTTCATACACTTCTTCGTGAGGTATTCAATCAATCAGGACTGAAGGTTCGTGGTGAATTGTTCGATAATGTATTCTTCAAAAGAATAATAGTCGCGACAAACACACGGAGTAAAGTTGATATAGATAATAACTCTCTGTATGCTGCTAACACAACGCCTTTCGTTATCAATGCATTAACGCCAGCAACAGTTCAGAGCTTACCAGTCGTAACAACACCGTATTATCAAGGTGAAACAGTAGATTATAACGGAAGCACTTTCACAGCTCCGTACCCTATGATAGTCGATATAGACATCAGTGCAGTTCGTACAAGTGTAGCAAACAACTTGCAAATAAACATCAGGACAAAGCAGGGAGGCGTTGCAGTTCCAAACAGTGACTACGCGAAGTATGGTGGTTCAGTAGCACTAAAGATGACAGGATCAATCAAGAACTGGTATCTTGATACAGGTGATCAGGTTGAGTTTATAGCTTTCAATCTCGGTGCTAATAGTGTGACGATTACAAAGCTTGAGATGAAGGTAACACCTCGGTTCATATACAGGAGCACCGGCACAAGTTCAGTGCCTCTATGGACTAAGCAAGAGTTCGTTTCAAATGTACTTCAAGAGTTCAATATAGTACCGGCATACGATCAATACACGAAGACAGTCACTCTAAACTTCTTCGACAGGATAAAGAGTAAAACACCTATTGATCTAAGCCAGCATGTTACTGTTGATCGGGTTGACTATATAGACATGGTGTCAAACTATGCTAAATCGAACACATTTTCTTACAAAGAGACAAACGATGACTTTGTTAAAGAGTATAACATATCAACGTTCCTAAAGTATGGTTCAGGAGTTATAACTGTTGAAAATGATTTCATTCAAGACACTGTGCCAGTTATATCTTCTAAGTTCGCAGCACCTGTAAGCTACTTGAAATTCGGAATGAGTCTCGAGAAGGTTGACTATGTTGAAACAGAAGATGTCTTCGACGAAGATATCACAAACGTAACGAACTCAGGAGGTACGCCGAGATTCAATATAAGTAATGATGTGTTTATTCCTGGCGATTTGGTACGCATCACTGAGAGCTCACAGGAAGGGTACAACGGTGAATGGATTGTTAGCACTGTTGCATCTGGGTATTTTACACTTAGAGGGTTGTCATACCTCGGTGATGCCACAGCAAAAGCAACGAAGCTTGCATTTAACGTGACAACGAGTGACAATGTATACCTTTTTGTTTTCACCGGACTTCAGACTATATCTGATTGCTCAGATTTATCTACTTACTTTCTGGAAGGAACAGAGCTTAGTAGTATAGGGTTCTCATACTTCAACCTGCTACGCCTCGGCCGTACTATAGAAAGTAAATTTGATCAAGGCCTTAGCTTTGGGCGTATATCCGATCCGTTGTTTTACCAGAAGACTATACTTGAAACATTCTGGGCTCAGTTCCAGAGAATACTTAACGACCCTGTGAAGTTGATAGGACGAGGATACTTGCCGGTAACGGTATATAAAAGGCTAGACTTTCTTCAGCCAGTGTATATAAAGACTCTCGAAACAAGTAACCTATACTATATCAACCGTATAGGTGGATATGAAGATCAAAGCACAGCATGTGATATCGAACTTATAAAATTACCATAATGGCAACGCAGAAGGAGGAAGTAATACTTGATATAGTTATAGATCAGGAAGCCGCTGAGAAGGATCTCAAGAAGATCGAGAAAGCGCTGATTGATAACAAGAAAGCTATATCCGATCTGAATAAAGCTTACAAAGATGGCACTGTGACTCAGGAAGAGTATATCGAAGAGAATATACGTCTTCAGGCAATTCAGAAGAAGGAGCAGGAACAGAAGCGTAACCTCGTCCGTCTCATCGACACAGAAAGCAATAGCCGCAACGCGTTAAAGTTGCGCGTCTCGCAGCTTACAAAGGAGTATGACAACCTGAACCGAAAGACTGCAGAAGGTGCAAGGCGTGCCTCTGAGCTTGAGAAGGAACTGTCTGAACTAAACGCAGAAATATCGAAGACATCAAAGTCAGCAGGGTTATTCAAAGATCAGATCGGTAACTATCCGGAAGCTTTTGGTGAAGCAACTCAAAGCATAAATGTATACGGCATGTCGCTCGGAGACATTACAAGTAAGATGAAGGGCTTTCTGAATCCTGCTACTGCTATAGTAGGTGTTATCGGCTTGCTTGGAGCGGCCTATACTTCAAGTGCTGCCGGTGCAGAAGCTTACTTGAAAACTCAGGAGCGCATTCGTGCCGGTGTAGATGTAGTTTCGAACAACGCTGGGAACTCTGCCGGTGGGAACTGGTTCTCTCGTCAGATCGATAAACTGAATCCAGGTGTTGCGCTTGCTAACATCACAAGCTTGACACGTGAAGAGGCCGAAGCTACAAAGGCACGTGTACTCAATGCTCAGGACGAACTCCGGTATCAACGCTTCTTGACATTGGAGCTAATGCAGCAAGAAGGTTTGAATAAACAGCGTGAGCGTGATGCTGAGAACTTCAGACGTATACGTGACAACTCAGAAGCTTCGTACGAAGATCGCCTCAAAGCCGTACAAGATGTTCAGAAGGCGATGCAGGGTATAGAAGATGAAACTATATATCTGCTCAATGAGAAAGTTAAATCAATCAAGCTGTACGCAGAGTATACCGGACAGGTGAAGAACGGTGAGGTTACAAACCGTGATCTTAACCTTGAGATAATTGAACTAAAGAATCAGATTGCTGACAAGCAAGAAGAGGTAAACGGGAAGCTTACTGAAAATATAGCATCTGAGCAAGCTATCAAGGAAGAGATGCGGCAGGCAGCGGAGGAAGCAGAGAAGCTCCGCAAATCAATGAATGAAATTGCCAAGTGGACACCGCCTCCGGTGGAGACAAGGCAGTTAACAGATGAAGAGATAATAGGCCGTGATGCGGGCACAACGCAGAGCTCGTCTACTATTCCAATGCCAACAGACGAAGAACTCGATGCTTTGGAAAATCAGTATGAAAGAGCTTTGGAAGAATCTTCCGACTACCAGATCGCGAAGATGAAGCAGGACACTGAGTATCGTCAATGGTGGGAAGAAATATATGGTCCTAACGGTTTGCTTGTTCAGTCTCAGAAGGCCGGACAAGGTCAGATGCTTAGTGAAAGTGTAAACTTCTTCAGCGCGCTCGGTGGATTGTTCGAAGAAGCAAGCGATGTCGCTAAGGCCTTTGCTTTAACTTCCATTGCTATAGATACTGCGGAGGCTATAGGTTCACTCGTTGCGGCATCCGAAGCTAACCCGACCAACGCAGTAACATTCGGAGGTGCCGGGATAGGTCAATACCTGGCAGGTCTAACTCGTATTCTCGCAAACATTGCTACAGCCAAACAATATATAGATGGTTTCGCAGATGGTGGATATACCGGTCCTGGACACTGGCGCGAAGTTGCCGGTGTTGTTCACCGCGATGAGTACGTAACCCCTTCAAACGTTGTTCATCGTCCGGAAGCGCAGCCACACTTACAGGCACTTGAACGCATGCGTATGCGCGGTTATGCTGATGGTGGACTTGTTACTTCTTCCAGTGTTTTAAGTACTGACCAGGCGGTGATGACCGCTAACGCCTATAAGAATATGCCGCGACCGGTTGTATCGGTAGTAGAAATTACCAAAGCGCAGGAGCGCGTTGAAGCCAAAGAGAATATCAGTAGACTATGAGCAAACAACTGAAAGGTAAATGCATCACTAAATTTTCGCGTCAGTTCGTTGAGACAGCCGTTGAATACGGACTGGCCGATAAATTAAAGCTTTTGCATTACGATATACTCAAAGATAGAGAGCAAGGAAAGACTCTTTCACAGATCGCAATAAAGCGCGGAATCAACGTCCGCAGCGTCAGCAGAATCCTCAACAGTTATAAGAACCACTGACAATCGGTGTCAGTATACTTCAAAGCCAGTTCCTTTTTCACAGAACTTAGCCAGCACTTACAAGTAAACGTAAAGCGGCAAAGTCAATGGAAGGACATATATATATCGATGGTGTTATCGACTCTGAGTTCCACAAGGAAGTAAAGAGACAGATTGCTGCTCTCGGTAATGTGTCACGTCTCATTGTTCACATCCAATCTCCAGGCGGTAGTGTATACGCTGGTTACAATACCTATCATGTTCTCAAATCTTCCGGTAAGCCTATAACAACAATCATTGAAGGAGAGGCCCAAAGCATGGCCACCTTCATTGCATTAGCCGGTGACAAGATCGAGATCAAAAACCCATCAGTTTACATGATACATAACCCTAGCCAAGGCTTGCAGGGGGACGCAGACACATTGCAAGGTGGAGCGGATGAGTTACGCAAAATCGAAAACGAAATGATACAGGCATACTCCGTGAAGACGAAGTTACCTGAAGATCAGATCCGCGAGATGATGCGCAAAGAGACTCGCATGACTGCTAACGAAGCGAAGCAGTATGGCTTTGTCGATGAAGTTACAAATTATTTAAAGGCCGTAGCAATCGGAAAGAAAATGACTACAGAAACCAAAGAAGAAAAAAACATTCTGGACAAGATCCTGGATAAGCTTGATAGCATTGGAAAGAAAACCGGTGCCAAAGCTGAAGGACCTACAGCCATCGATTTGCCATTGCAGGCCGGTGGAAATATAAATGTTGAAGGTGATGGCACCGAACTAAAAGGTAAGCCAGCAACCGTCAACGGAGCCGCTGCTCCTGATGGAGAATATCCATTGTCTGATGGACGCGTGCTGGTAGTTGCATCAGGTGTAGTGTCTGATGTTCGCGAAGCAATGACCGAAGATCAGAAAGCACTGAAAGCAGCTCAGGAAAAAATCGCTGCACTTGAAGCGCAGAACGCGCAGAAGGCCGCTGCTGAACAAGCAGCACAGGCAAAGCTTGCTGAAGCACAGCAACAATCTCAACAGGCAGCAACAGCACTTGCAGAAATCAAGGCTGATGTTGAAAAGTTAAAATCACTGCCTGCCGGTGATCAATCAAAACCTTTTGATGGAATGACTCCACATCGTCAACCCGCTGCTATGGGCGGTCCTTCTGCACGTCAGAAGCAGATTGAAAGCACTGTTCGTTTCTTGAACGAATACATGCCATGGTTGAAGCAATACTACCCTGAAGGCCACTTCGAAAAGTATGCATCAGGACCGAACATGGTTTCGATCCTTGAAACGAATTTCAATTATACCTATCCGGGTATATTGACCACAGAGATTTTTTACAAGCCTACACTTCAGGCTCCGGCCCTCTCTGATATTTTCACCATTGATCAGGGTATCAAAGACAAGAAACGTTACAATGTGGTAACGCAACTTGACAAGATACTGAAGCCGTATACCGGCTGCGATCGTCAATTCAATGGCAACCGTCAGTTCATTACAAATGCAACTGTACAGACCAAAGAATTCAACGTGGCTGAGTCATGGTGTAAAGATGACTTCACCCGCCAGCTAGAAGGTTCATTCAACCACCTTGCACAGGAGTGGTTAAAGACTGGTAACAAGTCATTCGATCCTTCAGGTACTCCTATAAACACGATCATCGATCGCATCTTAACGGATGCGTTACAGCGTGACGTGTTCCGCAGAGTGTCTTTCGCAGCTGGTAACAGTGCTGATAACGACTACAACCAGATTGACGGATTGTGGGATCGTCTCATCGATTCTTCAGGAGGTTCTAACTACTGCGTAGTTCGTGCAGGTTCTGCACTGGGCACTGGTACGTTAGCCGCTGGCGCTGCTCTTACTGCTCTCGAAGCGGTATACGCAAACTCAAACATTCTTCTGAAGAATGCACCTGGTAAGAAGTTCTTCGTGACTCGCTCGATCTGGGATAACTACTATAACTCACTGATAGGTACCGGTGCTGTAACAGAGGCACAATTCGAGAACCTGCAGAAAGGTTTGACAACACTCACCTACAAAGGTATACCTGTTATACCTGTTGATCTGTGGGATGTGTTCCTTGCTGAAAGTGACAACCCATTGACAAACACAACCCGTCACTTGATCCTTTTGACAGTGAAGGAAAACCACATGCTTGGAGTTGAGCAAGGATCTGATCTTAACAAGATCGAAGGCTGGTACGAACGTAAGGACCGCAAGTTCTACTACGAAGCAGATATGAAGTTCGGCTATAACTATCTGCACTGCGATCTGCAAACTATAGCCTTTTAACAAAAACGAAAGGAGGCTCTTAACATGGCAGGATGTAAAATATCCGAAGGCATCAGTAATGGATGCCAGGATATACTCCGCGTAGGTGGTATGGATAAAACGTTCTGGGTCGGATACAAGTCCGACCTGGATACGCAAATAAGCCTCGCACAAGCAGCAGATATAGATGCACTCGACTTCGGTGCGTATGGCGGTTTATACCGGTTCGATGGACAGAAATTCTCTCACACATTTGGAGATGAATTATCAACCACACAGGGCGGTAACAAATCGTATATCCATACTGTAGTTGTAAAGCTGCTTGCGAACTCCACTGCTGATGATGTGACTATCCAAAACCTGAATCTCGGTAATGATATATTCGTGATCGTCCAGGACAACAACCAGAAGTTTTTCATTCTGGGTGCAGGTAATGGTTTGTCATCCACCGCGAACACGCAGAACAGCGGGCAGACTGGCGACTCAGATACTTCCGATACCGTTACTCTTTCAGGTCAAGAAATCACCAAGAAGTTACGGTTCCGGAGAGCAGCAGGATACCAGGCCACTCTCGACTATCTTGAGTCGATGGAGATATAGTATATAATTTACTGACATTTTATACATAGTTACTGTCATTTAATGACACTGTGAACTATGTATATACTGTGCTGATACTTTTGCCTCTGTACGTATGACGTGACTATATTACGTAAAGAGATTTGTGAAGCCGGTATACTTCTGTAAGCATGCAAACCAGTCACGTGGTTATCATGTACACTTAAGTATACCGGCTTTCTTTTTTTACATAGCGGGGTAGAGCAGTCCGGTAGCTCGCCAGGCTCATAACCTGGAGGTCGTGGGTTCGAATCCTTCCCCCGCTACTTTTTTCTCCAAAAGGAGGAAGAGGGTAGAGTTGAGTTTAGCCTCCCTTCTCGTGAAGTCGGGAGGCTCTTTTTAAAACTGCTCAAAGTGATATGACTAAGGAAGAATTACTCAATCAAATGAAAGCATCGCGGGAGCACAACACCATGGGCAACACAAAGCTGTGGCGCGAAGCTTTCAAGATGTATAACGAAGCACACGGCACCAACCTGAAGGCAAGTGATGGCTGCGGAAAGTGCTTCAATAAAGTTGCTGAATGGCTTAACTCATGACGCTCGACTTCATACAGATATACTATGATGACTCGCAGCTCGAAAAAATATACCCGTTCGCTCGGCCTTATAAAAACACTGAGCTAACACCATACTTCGAGAACAGCGTCATTGAAAAGGTAGTGCCAGAGTCAAACGCGGATCTTATATCTGTATGCTCATGGAGGTTAATGCAGAAGCGCGGTGACATGTGGAGACTGAAGGACAAGACACTCACGGAAGAGAAGATACTCAGTGCCGATTTTGATATAGCTGTACTGACACCTCGATCACCGGCACATCAGCCACTATCAATGGCGAGTCAATGGCACGGTGAAGCATGGGATAAAGGATTTGCACACTTGAAGGATTTTCTCCGGGAGGAGTTAAAGATTAGAGTACCGGTAGAGTTAACGAACACTATATATGAAAATCATTTCATTGCTAAGCGATCAATATACCATAGTTATGTTAACACTTGTCTTTCTCCCGCTATACGGCACATGGAGGAATCAGGTTCGTATCTGGAAGATTCAGGATATGCTCGAAGGAAGAACTCCGAGGAGCGTAAAAGATATACTGAAGCAACAGGCCGTCAAGATTGGCCGATCGCTCCTTTCTTACTTGAGAGATTGTTTTCGATTTGGATCGAAGGTAAAGGGTACAAAGTAATTCCACTTTAAAAGCATGCAAGTGTACCGAAGTGGTTTAACGGCTCATACTGCAAATATGATGTTTCACGCGTTCGAATCGCGTCACTTGCTCTTATAAAAATATGGTAACAACAACATTCATCGGCCGTCTCGGGAACTCCATGTTCCAAATAGCAGCGTGTATCGGATACGCAAAAAAGTATGGCTATACCTGGGGCGTTCCAAACTATCAACGCGAATCATCTATACTCACTCACTTCCCCAACTTACCTCGTTGTAACGACAACGAGAAACGGTATAACGAGCATCAACCTGGTCACGATCACGACTGGTTTGATTATCACGAAATACCAAATGTAGGACCGGACGTAAACCTCTTCGGCTTCTGGCAATCATGGAAGTACTTCGATAATGCGAAGGATGAAGTGAAGCAGGTTTTTAAGCTTAAAGAGTATCCGGAATACAAGGAGTATATATCTATTCATGTTCGAAGGGGTGACTATGTGAAGCACGCTGGCAGCTTTCCGCCAATTGATATGAATTACCTTGAGAAAGCATTTTCTCATTTTTCACACAATGACAAGGGTATTGTATTTTCTGATGATATTGAATGGTGCAAGAATGCATTAAGTCAATATAAAAACCTTGAATATTCAGAAGGATGCAGTGAGTACGAAGACCTATCAAAGATGGCTTCGTGCTCAAATCACATCATCGCAAACAGCACCTTCTCATGGTGGGGCGCATGGCTCGGACACAATCCTGACAAGGTGGTTATATCTCCTTCCATTGTCCGCGGTAACTGGTTCGGATATGAATCAGGCGTGAAGCAGGATCCTGTCGATTTACTTCCACCAAACTGGATTCAAATTAAGTTCCGATGAAATATAGCATCTGCATACCAACCTATAACAGAACTGATCTTCTGTACCAATCATTCGCACAGGTTCTCAATGATGATCGCATCGATGAAGTTGTAATCGTAGATGACTGTTCTTCTTCGGACGTGTGGAACGCTATATGTATACACTTCGGAACTGTAGTGAAGTCACCGAAGGTAAAGCTGTTCCGGAATGAAACGAATCTTGATTGCTACCGAAACAAGCGTGAGGCTATATCTAAAGCTTCGAATGAGTGGTGTATACTACTCGATTCAGACAATGTTATCGATACTTCGTACCTCGATGCAATTGACAATAACGGGTATCATTTGGTTGACTGGAATATATTTCAACCATCATTCGCAAAACCACACTTTGACTTCAGAGAATTCGAAGGTATGTGGATATCATCAGAGAACGTATTCAGCATGATGGACAACCCGAAGTTTCAGACGATGCTAAACGCGATGAACTTCTGCATAAGAAAAGAGGACTATCTAGCGGTATGGGATGGATCGATTGATCCGGTAACTTCTGACAGTATATACTTCAATTACAAGTGGCTTGAGATGGGTGGATTTATATACGTTGTTCCAGGTATGCACTATGAACATCGTGTCCATAACGGTAGCCATTACCAGAACAATGTGAAGCGAACTCCGAAAGGATTTCATGAAAGTATAGTTGAAAAAATTAAAGCGCTCTGATTATGTCATTGGCAGATAAAAGAAAGACAGCGGTTGTTCTCGGTGCCGGTGGGTTCATCGGTAGCCACATGGTTAAACGGTTGAAGGCTGAAGGTTACTGGGTACGTGGTGTTGACTTAAAGTATCCGGAGTTCTCGAAGACAGAAGCAGATGAATTCTTCATCATAGATCTTCGGTCAAGATCAAGCTTCAACAGAGCAATCGTTCTGAACTTTGGTGAGCCATTCAGTGAAGCGAAAATTCCCGATGAAGTGTATCAGTTCGCTGCTGACATGGGCGGAGCTGGATATATATTCACAGGTGAGCATGATGCTGATGTGATGCACAATAGCGCGTCAATCAATATAAACCTTCTTGATATTCTCCGGGTATACAAGTTCAAAGGGCGAGTGTTTTACTCTTCCTCTGCCTGCATGTATCCACAGGAGTTGCAAACAAATTCTTACGGAAGGAACGCAGCACTTGCGGAGAGGATGGCATACCCGGCTAACCCGGATAGCGAATACGGATGGGAGAAGCTATTCAGTGAAAGACTATATCTCGCATACGCGCGCAACTATGGTATAGACGTTCGTATTGCCCGATTCCACAACATTTACGGCCCTGAAGGAACATACAGAGGCGGTAAGGAGAAGGCACCTGCAGCCATGTGCAGGAAGGTTATTGAAACTGTAAACAACTGCATAGCCAAACGTATTAAAGACGAATGGGACTATAGGCTCGAAATTGAAGTATGGGGTAAAGGAACTCAGACCCGAAGCTTCCTATATATCGATGACTGCATCGATGCGGTTCGTCTGCTCATGCAATCTGATTTCAAGAACCCGATCAACATCGGAAGCGAGGAATCAATTTCAATTAATGAATTAGCGGAACTCGCTATCAGTTTTTCTAACAAGCGTGTCATGATTAAGAATATACCAGGTCCTGTCGGAGTAAATGGCCGTAACTCAGATAACACGTTGATTCGTGAAGTTCTGAAGTGGGAACCGAAGTATACCATCAGCAACGGCCTCAAGTTGACATTTGACTGGATTAAATCACAGTATGAGAGAAACGTATAAAGATATACCTGGAAGCATGTGCGACTTCCATGACTTCTATAGAAGAATAGCACAAGAACTCCCTAACGACTGCCGAATCATCGAGGTTGGTGTAGCAGATGGACACTCCGCTATATACCTTGCTGAGACGCTGGCGAACATGGGTAAGAAGTTCAAGCTTGTCATGATTGACTCGCTCGATTACGGCAGGGCAGAACAGGCAAACACCATCATGCGAAATATAGTGAAGAGTGGGCTTGCTGAACACATTGAGTTTCTGCAATGCAGCTCACTCGATGCTTCGTGTAAGTTTCCAGATAACTGGGCACACTTCGTATTCCTTGACAGCTCACACACATATGAGCAAACGAAAGCAGAGATACGCCTGTGGTACCGGAAGGTGATGCACAACCATACACTCGCTGGACATGATATGAACATGGAAGCAGGGCACGAGGTATACAAAGCAGTAACAGAAGTAATTCCTTTCTACTTCGCTAATCAAACTGCCAAAGGATTAGGAGTTTGGTACATTAAAAAGAATGAACATGTTGATACCCTTTGATACTCTCTTCGAAAAGTATAACCTGAAGCTATCAGGTGTGCTACATATAGGTGCAAACGTAGGTGAAGAAGCTCCTATGTACGATCGCCTCGGTATAAAAAAACAAATCTGGATTGAAGCCAATCCGGATATATACCAGAGGTTGAAATCAAACCTTGATCATTATCCATGTGCCGAAGCTCATAACTACTGCATCGGTGATGAAGAGAAAGAAGTGACATTCCATGTATCGAACAACGGAAGCCAGAGCAGCTCTGTTCTTGAACTTGGCACTCATAAGTTCGCCCACCCTGAAGTGCACTATGTGCAAGAAATGAAGTTGCAAATGAGACGAATCGATACACTCGGTTTAAACCTCGAAGGTTGCGACTTCCTCAACATTGATCTGCAAGGTGCGGAGCTCATGGCTTTGAAAGGTATGGGTGATATACTCAATCAATTCAAAGCGGCATACCTTGAAATCAACAAGGAAGAGTTATACACCGGCTGCGCACTCGTTCAGGAAATCGATTTATACATGCTCGGGTATGGCTTCAAGCGAGTTGAAACAAAGTGGTGTGGAAATACTGGCTGGGGTGACGCGCTATACCTGAAACGATTTTAAAATGAATTGGAGACCCGACCTTTTTTCCGCATTCGTAAACCTCGATCATCGTAACGACAGGCTTACTCACATGAACAATGAATTGTCACGTGTGGGATTACAAGCCGAACGTGTACGAGGTATATATCCACATGAAATCG